ATGCAGACGTGTAACCCTAAGGCCAAGATTGAGTCCAAGACCTACCATTTCGCCGTTGTGGATGAGGCACAGGGAGCCGACGAGTTTGTGATCGCCAAGTCCATCAAGCCCATGTTGGCGTTCAATAATGGAACTATTGCTCTAACTGGTACTGCTACTCGTAATAAGTCGTACTTCTACAAGATGATTCAGTTTAATAAACGTCGTGACATTAACAAGAAGCGCGGGCAACGCACGGCCCACTTTGAGTATGACTGGAAAGTAGCGGCTAGGTACAACGACAACTACGGCAAGTTCATCAACAAGGAGAAGGTGCGTATTGGGGAGGACTCAGACGAGTTTCGTATGTCCTATCTCAACCACTGGATGCTTGAGAAGGGCATGTTCGTCACCGAGGAGCGACTGGACCGTCTGTATGACACCTCCATGCCGCTGGTGCCAGAGTGGTGGCGTACTCCTATCGTCGTTGGTGTCGACGTGGCGAGGTCCAATGACTCCACTGTTGCCACGGCTGTGTGGGTGGACTGGGATCACCCCGATGGATTGGGGTTCTTTGAGCATCGGGTCCTGAACTGGCTGGAGTTGCATGATACTGATTGGGAGTCACAGTACTTTAAGATCGTGGACTTCGTGCGTAACTATGACGTTCTACGTGTAGGGATTGACGCCCAAGGTGTGGGAGGAGCGGTAGCCGAGCGTTTAGCACTGTTGCTACCAGATATTGAAGTGTTGGGGCTTTCTTCAGACGCCAAGGCTCAGAATGAGCGATGGGTACATCTAACCGAGTTGATCCAGCGAGACCAACTGGTCATTCCGGGGCACTCAAAGGCGAGGAGAACCCGACGTTGGAAGAAGTTTAACCAGCAGATGGTGGACCTAGAACGGATCAACCGAGGTCCATATTTGCTTGCTGAGGCCCCTGAAGAGCGGGGGGCCTTCGATGACTACCCGGACAGCCTAGCCTTGGCCTGCTGTCTGACAGTACACGATGTTATGCCTACCGTGTCCGTTGCTGAAAATCCATTCTTCGTTTAGTGGTATTATATAGGACAGGTACCTAATCGTGATCCCCGGAGGATTTCATGGCTAATGTAGTAAACCCAACAGTTGCTCCCGCACCGCAGTTCCCAGAGCGTGGACCCGAGGTAGGCAACCACGGGTTTGAGCGTGTTCTCGGTCCCGACGTGCCGATGCAGCGTGGCCCGCTTCGGTTTGAAGAGGGTGTCGCCACCGACACTGACGTGCCCAACGACTTTGCCGTTGGCGCTCAGGTGGACGTTTCCTCGGCTCCCGGTCGTGCAAACCACAACAACCCGGCGATGTTCTACAAGCCCGCCGAGCAGACGATGGCAGAACGTGCCCACGTCGGCTCTGCCTCATGGATTGAGGCCCCGTCGGTCCTTGGAGAGTTCGTTCAGGGCGTCGTGGCTGGTGACGGAATGCCCAAGTTTGAGCGTTCCTTCAACTCTGGCGCACACATGAACCGGCCTAACGCCACTCGCGTCCACGACTGATCCTGCCAGCGGGGCAGGGTCATGGACAAATCACCACTCCACATTGTCCGTGGGGTTGAGGGTCTGGTAAGGCCACCCGGCTGGCACGGTGCGACCGAGGATAACAAGTACGGTGTCCTCTTTCAAGGCGGGTGGCCTAGGGATAGTGCGCCTTCTGCCGTGCGCGGACTGGCTACACGCCAGTTCAACACGATGGTTACCAACGTGGAGACCATCCTCGGCCAGTCCACGGCACAAGAGGTCAGGGCTGGTAGGGAGTGGTTCCCCTCTGGTCAAGACCACTCCCGACGTATGGGGAAGTTGGCCGGTCACCGCATTGACTCAGACGCCACTGACGTAGGCGCTGGTGTGATAGCAGCACTGAGCCCATCCGCACAGTGGGATCTCAACCTCATTAATGCTCACTCCATGGTTACTACAGGTAGAACCTTTGAGCCCTATGGAAAGGTTCAGACGGACAAGGCGAGTGACATGCTACGAGGTGCCAACCCGGAAGATACTGTGATTACAGGCGGGTCAGAAGGACCCAACCCTAGGCTCAAGTCGTATCACTTCTATCGCAACCTGAAAGACCCCAGTGATCCTGCATGGGTGACTGTCGACCGCCATGCCCACGATGCCGCTACGGGTTCGGTGATTACAGGAGGGGAGAGAGGGTTGTCTGCGACTGGTAGGTACAACACGTTCACTGACATCTACCGTACAGCAGCGACTCGTCAGGGGATAGACCTACCCAGCACGGCGCAAGCACAAACATGGGGTACTTGGAAGAGGCTTAAGGGGGGCCAGAGGCCCGGTTTCAACTTTGACCAGTACCTCCATGACATTGGCGATTACGACAGGTACTACTCACTATAATGTCTAGCGTAAACCCTCTGCACCACTTTCCACGCTCGGTCTTCCAGAGCCACCAACTGGTCAAACTCCTCCTCCTCGGCCTCGGTGATGTCCCCACCCCCAAGGTAGTGAGCGGCAAACGTATCGTAGATGGCGAGGAAGTCGTCTTCGTTCAGTGTGATCTCCATGGAGTCACTCTACCATGACTGAGGCGTGGGGCATTGTCGTGGCTGCGGTGGTCACTGGTTCCTTCGGGGTGCTAGGCTTGTTCTTACGACGCTTTAGGGATGAGAACCAGAGGGACCATGCTGACGTGGCTAACAGGTTGAAAGGTCTCGTGAAGTCCCTTGCGGATGTTAAGGTGTCTGTGGACAAGAACGGTGAAAGGCTCACCGATCACCTAGACTGGCATGTGAAGGAGAAGAAGCCTTCACGGAGGAAACCAGCAGCAAAGAAGTGACGTGCCCACATGAGGCAGTCATGTCGTGTAACATGAGTGGTAGCAGAAGGAGTAGATGCTGTGTCGAGCGATGTACCCCCAGTAACTCTAGTCGAAGCGCTAGAGACCCCCTTACGAGATCCAATCCATCGTAAGTGTCTGTATTCCCGTGTGCGTTCCGGGTTGGCAGAGGAAGAGCAGAGCGCTTTGGATCGAGCCTTGGAGCGTGTGCAAGGCGACGACAACAACGGCCAACGTAAGGTCTACTCGTCAGCGTGGTTGGCAAATGTGCTGACCACTCAGGGTCATCCTATTTCTTCTGCGACAATCCAACGACACATCCGTGACGTATGTAGTTGCCGATCTGAGGAGACGACGAATGAGTAACGTGAGCGAACTGTCCAGCAAACTGGACAAGGGTCCACCCAAGCAAGCCATTGGTAAACTGGCTGCTCTACTGGATCGCCATGACATAGACTTGGAAGACATTGGGGACATCAAGAAGGTGTCCCTTTATCAGTCTTTAACGAAGGATTCAGATGGTGAAGCGCAGATTCACGACTTGGTTGGTATCCAGATTTCTCCGGCGTGGGAAGAAGGTCCAGAATGGCCGGTCATCCAGCCCGGACCCGCAGTTAAACTTCCCAAGAGCACTACCACCAAGAAGAAAGCGGCGCTAAAATCCTGTGTGGTCCTACCCGACATGCAGATCGGGTACTTCCGTAATAAGGAAGGCACCCTAGAGCCCACTCACGACGAGCAGGCCATCGCCATCGCTTTGACTATCACTAAGGAGATCAATCCTGACATGGTGGTGCTGGTCGGGGACAACCTAGACCTCCCAGAGTTGGGCAAGTACCGGTTATCTCCGGCGTTCCAGCAGACTACTCAGGCTGCTGTGGATCGGGCCACTGAAGTGTGTGCCGCCATAAGGGCTGCTGCCCCAGAGGCAGAAATCAAATGGTTGGCGGGGAACCATGAGGAGCGCTTGACCAACTTCATGTTGGATAATGCCACAGCAGCGTTTGGTATTCGGGTGGGAACCCGCCCAGACAGTTGGCCGGTGTTGAGTGTCCCTAGCCTGTGTCGTCTGGACGACTTTGGAGTTGAGTACCTCGCTGGTTACCCGGCGTCCTGTGTGTGGATCAACGAGCATATCAAGGTGATACACGGGGACCTTGTGAGGTCTTCTGGTAGCACCGCACACGCCTACTTAAAGCGTGAGAAGGTTTCCGTGGTCTACGGGCACATACATCGTAGGGAGTGGGCAGAGATGACGAGGGAGGACTACGACGGCCCCAGAACCGTTATTGCTGCCTCACCCGGCTGCTTA